ATTTGCTTTTATGTCTTGCAGATCCCGCCAGATATTTTGGTAAGCCACCAGGCGATGCTATTGATATTATTAACATTGCTATTAACGCTATTCAGGCTAACCGAGTTTTCTTTAAAGGATTTAATCAGCGTATTGAAAAGTCACCGTGGTTTCAGGGAAGATATGTCGCTAAAGCAAACATGGTTGAGTTTGATAAATCAGTTACAGTTCACTCAGGTCACTCAGAGCGTGAAGCATGGGAAGGTTATAACGTTCTTGTAGTTATTCTTGATGAGATCTCAGGATTTGAATTGCAATCAACTTCAGGTCATGAGCAAGCTAAAACTGCATCATCAATTTATAAGATGTATCGTGCATCTGTCAACTCTCGTTTTCCAGACTTTGGAAAAGTAATTCTACTTTCATTCCCACGTTTTAAAAATGACTATATTCAGCAAAGATACAACGAAGTTGTGGCGGAAAAGGAAACTGTTATTCGTCATAATAAATTTAAAGTAGATCCCGATCTTCCTGATGGAACTGATGGTAATGAATTTGAAATTGAATGGGAAGAAGACCATATTGTTTCTTATAAAGTACCTAGGGTATATGCATTAAAGAGACCAACTTGGGATATTAACCCGACCCGTAAGATTGAAGATTTTACAATTGACTTTTATACAGATCCAACAGATGCATTGTCTCGTTTTGCATGTATGCCACCAGACGCAACGGATGCATTCTTTAAAAATCGCTTAGTAATTGAAAAAGCATTTAGCAATCCTAAATTAAATGTTGATTCATATGGAAGATTTGATGATGATTTTGTTCCAAAAGAAGATGTTAAGTATTTTATGCATGTTGACTTGGCACAAAAACATGACCATTGTGCAGTAGCATTAGCCCACGTTGACGGCTGGGTAACCATGAAGATTGGTGAAAATTTTAAGCAAGCAGCACCTAGAATTGTAGTTGATGCAGTCAGATATTGGACACCAACAGCTTCTAAATCAGTTGATTTTACAGAAGTAAAAGATTATATTACAAGTGTGCGGGATAAAGGATTTAATCTTAAACTTGTTACATTTGACCGCTGGAACTCACACGATATGATGCAACAACTTGGTGTTCATGGTATTAAAACAGAAATTTTATCTGTAGCAAAAAAACATTATGAAGATATGTCTCTTACTTTAACTGAAGAGAGATTGCATGGTCCACATATTCAATTGTTGATTGATGAATTGCTTCAGCTACGTATTATGAAGGACAAGGTAGACCACCCTAGAAAAGGATCTAAAGACCTCTCAGACGCCGTTTGTGGAGCTGTATTCAATGCTATATCCTTGACACCACCAGATCAAGATAAAGAAGTAGAAATCTATACTTATTCTGGTGTATTTGCGGGGGAATTGGCACAATTAAAGGCGGAATCGGATGCAAGAATGAAGAATACAATCCGTATGCCTGAAAGAAAAACAATGCCACAAGATATTAGAGATTTCTTTGATGATGAAGACGGGGAATACAAAGATATAGTTGACAACTTCAGAATACTATAGTAAACTGTCACCAACAACAAACAAAGGGTAATAAATGTTAGCAAACGGAACGATTAAAACTATTGAAGATGAAGATGATATTTATATCAGTTTAACTGCACTTTGTGAATATTTTACAAAGTCTGTGGTTAGTATGAGAAGTGAAATTGATGCAGCAGATACAAAGCATAAGCGTTATGCTGCAGGATTATATGATATGATGCGTACTCTTGCAGAAGAAATGGTTGAGCTTGGAAAATTTGAAGCACAACGTCGCATGATTAATAGCCCTGAAGATTTATTGAAAATGATTGACAAGAACCCTTTCGGTAAGGTAGAATAGGGTTACAATGGTCTGTAGCACAATTGGCAGTTGCACTCCGCTGTTAACGGAGATGTTGTAAGTTCGAGTCTTACCAGACCAGCTAGATAAATTATTAACCAAACAAACATAGGAGTATAATTATGAATATGATGGCGGAAAAGACAGAAGAAATTTCAGAACAAAAAGAATATATCTTAAAAGCCATTGATCGTTGTGATGCATGTGCAGCACAAGCTTATGTTTTGGTTAAAGGTGTCACAGGAGAATTAATGTTTTGTGGTCATCATTATCAAAAAAATGAAAAAGCATTAAAAGAATTTGCTTATGAAATTGTTGATGAGCGAGATAGGCTAATAGAAAATAAACTCATAGGTCAAGCTCACGTATAATTTGTTATGATGCAAAAATTATGATATAATATATATCATGGAATGCGGAACTTATTCAGGATATATAACCCACGGCAAAAACAAGGAAAAACCTTGCAACGAGTGCAGGCTGGCAGCAAATAAGTATAGAAGAGAAAAAAGAAAATCGGATAATGAAAAGCTTGGGTATGACCCAAGAAGGTTTAGTAGGCATCATATAACAAAAGAGTATTATGACAATATGATGTCAAAGCATGACGGAAAATGTTGGATTTGCAAAAAAGCAGAAGCTGTACATATAGACCATGACCATAATTGTTGTGAAGGCGGGTGGTCTTGTGGAAAATGTATAAGGGGTGTATTATGCAGTAATTGTAATACAGCAATAGGTCTTTTAAAAGACGATATAAATCTTTTAAAAGAAACAATTAAATATTTAAAACAACTGACAGTATCCTAGCCTGGTTTTGGAAGTACTCTTATAAGGTATGTATCGCTGGTTCAAATCCAGCCTGTCGGACCACATTCCCGATTCGTCTAACGGCAAGACCCCGCCCTTTGGAGGCGGTTATCGTGGTTCGAATCCATGATCGGGAGCTAGCACTAATGGCCCAACGGTAGAGGCGCTAGTCTTAGGAACTAGATGTTGTAGGTTCGAATCCTACTTGGTGCACAAAAGGCTCCTCTAGCCCAGCGGTAGAGGCATATCACTTAAAATGATAAAAGCGTTGGTTCGAATCCAACGAGGAGCACTAGGTTATAGGTGGCACTTACTTAGGATGTTATAGTTACGTATACAAACTAACTGGGCAATCGCTCACCACCTATAACCCCTGCGGATGTTGCATATTGGTAGTGCCTCTGCCTTCCAAGCAGAAGGGGTGAGTTCGATTCTCATCATCCGCTCTCGCCTCCCTAGCTCAGTGGTAGAGCATCCGCCTTGTAAGCGGAAGGTCGTCAGTTCAATCCTGACGGGGGGCTCGGAAAAATGGCAGAGTGGTCTATTGCAACGGTTTGCTAAATCGTCGTACGAAAGTACCGTAGGTTCGAATCCTACTTTTTCCGCCACGGTGTATAAGCCCCAAGGTGGGGCAGTGGACTGTAAATCCGCCGTCAACGACATGCTTGGTTCGATTCCAAGATACACCACAATTAATGTATAATTAACTTATCATGACAGATGCACATAAGCAAACATTAAATCTTCATTTAATTACATCAATTCCAGATCATGCTCCACGAAAAAATGATCCATATTACAAATATTTTATACAGGCAAAAGCTCGTATAAAAAAGACGGGAATGTGGAAGTGTATAATTGATGATGATTTATGCTCAGGAGAACCAGAACTTCATCATTCATTTGTAGAATTTAGTCAGATAGCCAATATGGATCCACAGAAGATAGAGGCAGCATTTGGGCTACATTTTGAATCAGATGATGATTTTCAAAAATGGATAGAAAGTCCAGGAAATTTGGAAGTATTATGTGCTGCTCATCATAGGACACATTTTGGTATCCATTCAATCCCCGCTCCTTTATGGGAAACATTTAGGTTCAGAAAGACGGGTACGGAACCAGCAGTAGAAGTCGTTACAAACGATAAATGATATAATAGTACTATAAAATAAGGAGATTAACCATGGCAATAGCACATCAAATAGTAGCATTAAATTCAAGCACAGCAACTCTAGTAAGTATTCCTTCAGCATCTGAAGTTCCTTACGAGCACAATGCATCAATTTCAGTACAGAACCTAGACAGTTCAGCAACAGTATTTTTGGGTGACTCAACAGTTACAAGCTCATTTTACGGATATGCATTAGTTCCTGGAGCATCAGTTAGTTTTGATCTTCTTGCAGATGATAAGCTTTTTGCCATCGCATCAGCTGGAACACCAAACGTTGCAGTCTTAGCAGCGGAGGTTTAATATGTCTATTCGTTTTGGTTCACCCAAACAACAGCAAACAAAAGTAACTATTCTAAAGGCATCCGATTTTAGTTTTGTGGCAGATGCTGCAATTACATCTAACACTTATGTTCCAGTAGTTTCAAAAACATTTACACCAACACTTACCAATGCTGACATTTTTGTTGAAGTTTATGCAGTTTCAAGTGTAAACGGAAGCGGTAATGATGATTGGTTTACAAATATCACTTGGAACGGAAATGAGATTGGTTACAACCATGAATCATTTTCTACAACATATAGCGGCGGGTCAAGAACAAGTAACCTATTCCCACTAGTCGGATCTTGGTACAATATTAACACAACTCCATATACACTTGCAGTAAATGCAAAACGTGGAACATCAGATGATACTTTAACTATTAAAGCAGATGGATCTTTTTATGTAAAGATTACAGAGGCTGCAAGAGCATAAAATGAATAATGCCATTAATAAAGATCGTGGAACAATTGCAGGAGACTCTTCAGCAAATTCTGGTCGCATTAGTGGCGGGGTAGGTTGGAAGATTGAATTCAATACTCCAGACTGTCAGCATGGTTGGTCAGTAATTAAAGTTGGATCAGGACAATCAATAGGTTGTTTTTTTAAAGAAGAAGACGCAAAAGCGGCATTGGAGGCACTAGCGGTGACAGAACCAGTTGTAAAAGCAGAAGGTGGATACAAACCAACTGCAGGAATGAAGTCAGCAGCAGCAAAAGCTATCAAGTGGAAAGAAGAAGGCAAAGCTAACGGGGCGGGAACCAATGTTGGTTGGACTCGTGCACATCAAATTGTAAATGGTGAGTCATTGTCTCTTGATACTGTTAAGCGTATGTATTCTTTCTTTTCTCGCCATGAAGTTGACAAACAAGGAAAAGAATGGGATAAACCATCACATGGTAAAGTTATGTGGTATGCATGGGGCGGGGATGCAGGATATTCTTGGTCTCGTGCTATTGTAGAAAGAGCTAATAAAGTAGAAAAAGGCATAGCATCATGGGATGGTGTATTTGCCCCAGTAAAATTAGAAAAAACTTATGTCCGCAAATGCATGACTTGTGGATGTGATGATTTAGGAAATGATCACCACTATATTTCAGATACAGAAAAGTGCATGTATTGTCTTGATAAAGGGCAGGGACCTTGTTGGGATGGATATGCATATGCGGGAACAAAAGAAGATGAAAATGGAAAAACTGTTCCCAATTGCATTCCCGTCAAAAAAGATGATGCATCAGGGCAAACAAAACAAAACCAACAAGATGGAATTGGTGCATTAAGTTTTTGGAATGGATCTTTATCTCCTGTAATGGGATTACAAAATGGAGATGCAGGATGGAGATCAACTTATAATTCCCCGCCACAAAATGACGGGAAGCAAACAGTAGGATATGGCAATCACTCAGACCCGAAAGGTAGAAGTAATCAATGAGCTTAGGTAACACAATTAGCGGTAATGGAAGTTTTTCTGGTCCATCCACAATAAAAGTAATACCAGAAGGACCAAGATATTCTTTTTCTAATTTTTTAGAGTATATTTATAGTTATGGCAACTACCCTTTTGGAACTTATCTTGGAGTTTTGCGTAGTTCTACTTTGTTTTCATCTGGAACAGGGATATTGCCAGATACGACCACAACACTAGTAACAGTCTCTGGTGTGACTGGCCCAAAT